AGTCCCAAGAATCACAATCGACCAACAAGACAGAGCCAACAGACTGAAGGCTTTGGGAAATGCAATCGTTCCCTTTAATGCAAAATTAATTGGATTAGCAATCAAGAAGGAGATTGAAAATGGAAGATAAAGAAGTAATTGATAAAATAAAAGAGTGGTTAGAGAGCGATATTACATCAGACGATTTACCAAGTGCAGTCCGTATTAATAGTCAAGCTCTGTTAGAATATATAAATAAATGGCAAGAAGGAGATTGAAAGTGGAACTTAAACAACTACAATTAATTCATAAAGTTTTAGATGACTATGCCGACATTGTTTTTAATGACAAAGATGACTATAGCGAAGAA